TATACCGCCGCTAGTTGTCCGTAGGTTGCCCGGGTCCAAGATGGCCGGTCACGCTCAGCCATTGAATCGTTATGCTCTGTGACTTTGTTCCTCAGCGCTGTCTCCGTTGCTGCACTGATCGCAATGTCTCCACCCGCACCGGCAGCGCTTCCCGGCTGGTTCTCATCGCTTCCGGTGATCTGATCCTTTGGAGGGGCAGGAGCGCGAAGCTCGCCGCCTGGCTCCATATCCTCCGCTAGCGAGAGTGCAACCATCTGCGCTACCGCGTCATCCTTCGATTCATGGCAGGCCATGACTTCGCCATCCGCCTTCACCGTTGCCCATGATGGGCAGTCGGGAGATTCGTCCGTAATGAAGTAGGGCATTACTCATCTGCCTTCTGTCGAAGGATGCCGAGCTTTAAGCCTGAGGGATCGCTGAATGCGTAGAGTTCCTCGCCGCGATTCAGGTTTAGCTGGATGGTTTCGCCTACGTCGATGTGAACGCCATTCGCTAGCGTCACATCCTTATTGCCGAAATAGATCAGCTTCGTTGTTCCCGTGGCCTGATTGTGGAGGAAGACGCGCTGAGGATTGCGATCAGCCGGGCAGACTAATTCGGCCACGGTTCCTAGCGTGAATTGATTCTGAGAAATCGTCATGGGTACACGCTCGCAGGATCTGCGGGATTAATGGATGCGACGCTCTGAACAGATGTCGGCGGGATGCCGGTATGCATGATCGCTGGCATATCTAGAGCCTTCAGGGACTCGGCAGGATCGAATCCCGCCATGATCAACCTAGTAAGCATTTGAGTCTTCCTGTCAGTCTCAACAATATTTGCGGCTGCCAGGTTGACGTTAGCGAGCGGCACGCGGTATTCGTCCCCGCCATCGGCAGGCGGCATATCTTCCAAACGATGAATATCGTTGACGCTCAAAAAACCTGCGAGCTGGCCAGTGGAGTAAGCAGCAAAGCGAGTCTGAATGTCACCGCGAAGGATCGCATCCAGATTGAACTTCACGAAGGCAGGCCCGGGAAGAAGCGATGATAAGGCGGTTTCAAACTTGCTGATAATTGGTCTCAGTGTGTACTGCGCAAATTGAATAGCGTTCTGTTCTACGCTCGCGTAAGACATTGCGCCGGGTGTCGATACCTGCAAGAGATGCAAGGGACAGCGGAAGATTCGCGCTATCTCCTCCACTGCGAATTGTCGAGACTCCAGCATCTGCGCTTCGTTGGGATCTACTCCAGTCTTCACGAACTTTGCGCCGCCGAAGAGCACGCCCGGACGATGGGACCGCTTCAGTCCTCTATGTCCATCCTCGAAGCCTGAAGCAAGATCCTTTGCCTGCTCGCGCGTGAGGTTCCCGGGCCATTCAATAATTCCGGCGGTCACACTTCCCTGCCCGAAGAAGCGGGCGCTAAATTCCTCCAAAGCACTGGCAAGGCCTAGCGATTGCTTCACTTCATCAATGCGAGAGATCCCGCGCAAAGCGGCAGGCTTCCTCAGTTCTGTAATGTGCAGAACCTCATCAGCTCGCAGAGTAGTTCCCGTGCCAGCGTCTAGGACGTACTCAATTTCGCGCGTGGCAGGATTCCTGCGCACTTCTACGCGCGTCGGATCTAGCACTACCAGACTTAGGATCTCGCCGGTACGACTCCTGAAGATCCTAATAAAAACGTTGCCGTCAAGGAGCAGGGAAACCATCGCCTGCTGGAGGAAATCCTCCCGAGCCGTGCCGATGTCGGGATTCTCCACCCATAGCGGCTTGGGCCGAAAAGGCTTCCGTGCGCCTCCCTCGCGGTAGAACGTGTCCACTGGAAGGGTAGAGATAGTGTCAGCGAGGAGTCGCACGCACGCATAGACAGCGCCGATCTTCAGGCTCGTATCCTGAGTGATGATCGTTCCCGCGTAGGTTTGCTGCGCTACATTGCCGCCGCTCGCGAAGATCGTCTGAAAGGATACGGCGCGTTCCTCGCGGCCACGAATGAGATTACCCAACATCTATGCGCTCCAGCGTTATCCCGATGAGCACGCCCGTAAGCCCGAGCGCGATGAAACCCGCAGGAATGTTGAGCAAGAATACGCCGAGATTGATAGAAGCAAGTCCGGCTAGCTGAGAAATAACGATCATGCGTAATCCTCTCATGTAGCCCAAAAGCCCGGCGCGCACAATTCTTGCACATTTTCCCGCGCTGCTGTCGCTCTATCAAAAGCGATCACTGCGGCTACGGCAGCATCAATCCTGCGGCTAGATGATCGATGTTCCTTAACGATGCGCGGCCCAAGGCGATCAGTCTTAACAGCGCAGTTGCCGATATGCCTTCTCAGCGTTGGATCTCCATCGTGCGAGAGCGTCGCTGAAGTCACCGCGTCATAGAACTTTGCCGTAGCCGGGACCATCCGAGCCGGACTACTAGAGGCGTATTCGGAGATAGGCACTCCAGCATCTGCGAGAGATTCCATGCTTCGCTGCCAGCGGTAAGGATCGCACGCTACCTCTAGAACGTTGTAATCACCGCAGGCCTGCATAATCCTTGACTCAACTTCAGAGATAGGGACGCGCCAAGACTCATGATCTCCCGGCCCCTTCTCCCACACTTCCTCTACCCAAATGAACGGCTCAGGCTCCACCGTGCAGCCAATCAGCGCCGTTGCATCCCCATTGAATGAACCATCAAACCCGAGCACGACAGGGATAGAAGAATCAATGACGCGATCAGCTCGCAGGTTCTCCCACGATGCAGCCGGTAGCCAGGCGTGCTGCGAGCTAACCCATGAATTCATGCGCTTGATCCTGAACTCGTTTTCAGGAGTGCGCTTCACTGCTGATTCGAAATCTTCCGCATCGCAGAGATCCCCGAAGCCAGGGTTCGCATCTAGCCACGATGAAGGATCTAGATGATTCGCTGAATCCTGCCCCTTCCACCAAGCCATAAAAAAAGAAGGATCGACAATTTCGCCGCTCGCCACTTGCTGACCGTAGAGGAATTGCCGGTAAGCGGTTGAATCTCCACCTGTCGTATCGCTTCTTACTCCAGCAGTAGTTACCGCAATCGTTAATGCATCTCGCCGAGCAGCCTGAGCGAGCGTCATCACGTTCCAAAGATCATCATTCGGCGCTGAATGTAGTTCGTCATAGATCACGCAGGTAGGCGAGAGCCCTTCCTTCGTGAACGCTTCCGAGGACAGCACGCGATAGACAGAGCCGGTAGAAACTACTTCGATCACGTCCCGGTAGATCGTGCACACAGAACTAAGTTCCGGCGAAAGCTCAATCATCTTCTTAGCCGAACCGAACACGATACGCGCCTGATCACGATCGGCAGCGCAGGAGTAAACCTCGCCACCAGTAGGACCAAGCATTAACGCATGAAGCGCAATCCCTGAACCCAAAGCGCTCTTGCCATTCTTCCGAGCCATACCAATAATCGCTGTCCGATGCTTGCGCCGACCATCCGCACGCCTAGCGAAGACATCAGCAAGCAGCATCCTTTGCCAATCGCGCAGCACCATAGGAGATCCAGCCATACCGCCGACAGAATCCTTCACCTGAAGACACAAACCCTCAATGAAGGAGACAACCTCAGCACCATCGCCGGACTCGCGCTCAACCTCGCTTACAGGAGTCAAGATCGCAGGCGGCCAGCTACTTTGCACGCCGCGCCTTCAATTCATCCAACACTGAAGAAGCGCGAACCTCCCCAACACCCATCTTCCCGCGATCGACGGGAGAGAAGCCAAGCATGGAATACATGGACAGAATCAAGCCCTCCAAATTACGCAGGCCTACGCGATCATGCCAATCATGCTCAGTCAGCACTTTATGACGCAGAAGGGATCTTTCATCCTCGCATTCGCAAAGCATCTGGACGATCTGAATATCCGTATTGCCCGAAACCCAATGAGCGCCAGCAGTCCAAATGCGATCCCAAGACTCTCTGCCCATCTTGCCAAGCGGTCTCAAAGGATCAGGAGACTTCCTTACCTGCTCAGCTACGATCACTTGCTCAGGCAATGGACGCACGCCAGGATTACCTAACTTCCTTTTGCGCTCTACCGGCTTCGCTGGATTCGGCATCAGATCCCCATCACTTCTCTAGTTCATTTGTGGAGCGGTATGCAAGGATCGAACTTGCACCTTCCGATAGGACATCGGATGGCTTGCCATTAAGCCCTATACCGCGCGGATATTCAATGGATCTATTTTGCAGACTTCTTCGCATACCTTTATCTAACGGGTACAGGTAGCGATGCTTCCCCGGCATATTAACCTTCTCAGCGTTCGCGGGGATCTTCCTTTTTGGTCTCCCGAATTCCTTTCCTGTATAGCCTCGTCTGTTAAGAATCTTCCCATCAGGCAAAATGTAATCATCCTTCTGTGAAGTCATCCCGGCATAGATCCAATTACCAGCCTGATAGATACCGCCATGATGATTCCTGTACGGGTCAGCGTAGGAGACAACTAACCGCAAGCCAGGATTATTCGCCTTCAAGATCTTAAGAGCCTGAGCGACAATATTCGTCACGAAATTAGTGTGCTCCCTCAGAGCCACGCGCACTAACTCCACACACTGAGTCATGTCTAAACCGAAAGAGCCAGCAAGATTTGGATTCGATCCCCAAGCAAAAACGACAGCGCCTATGAACTGCTCATCTTCCCAGACTCCACACTTATAAGCCTTCGAGACAGGAAACGTCTCCGAATAATGCCAGTGCTTCACGGCGTATACGGCTGCAGCATGAGAGCAAGGAGAGACAACCAACGTCATATGTAGATCACTTCCTTACCCGGGCCTATGCGCCATTCACATTTGCACTTCGGGCAAGTAGTAGAACCTCGCTCATCCAGCTTCGGCTGCTCAGAATCATCGGGCATGAAGTTTGGTATCTCATCGCTAGATGGGTAAAGCAATTCGGCGAGCGACTCCATATCAGCGAGCGCGTAGCCCGTCCCATCGAATACCTCGACAGATTCCAGCAGATCAAGCAGCGCCTGATCGTCGTAGGAGCTGAGATCTGAAATGCGATTATCAGCAAGCGCGTAGGCCTGAGAAGTAGCCTCATCATCATCCACGAAAGAAACTGCCACTTCAGTCCAGCCCAAAGAAACAGCAGCCTGCAAAGTGTGATTACCTGCGATCACAACACGATCAGAAGCGCGAGCAACAATCGGCTTCCTCTGCCCAAACCTTTTGAGCGACTCAGCGACAGCATCCACATTGCCCCGCCTTGGGTTGCCAAGCAGAAGCGAGACAGAATCGACAGGCTGCGCCAAGCCAAGCAGATCAGCATTAATCATTTGGAGCCTCCGGGCCAAAAATGTCGGCACCCGATTTTGCGCTGAAATGCAGCGAGGTGCACTCCCCTAATGGGGTATGCGCTGCGCTACAGGCCGCTGACTTTGGCCCCGCTCCCTCGTTTTTTTGCACGCGCGAGAGTTTTTTCCTCATCGTGATCCTTTCCTGCTGTTGCATGAGCGATGTGCAGCCTTCAGTTCGCTTGCCCTATCGCCTGGCACTATGTGATCTGCTGTCCATGGGTCTAGTGGATCTGGTCCGTTGCCGCATATGTGGCAGATGGTTGCTGTTGCTCTGATGATCTTCGATGCTTGCGCATAGTTTTGATCGTAGAGTTTTGGACGTTCATGAAGGATGCAGTGAGTCGCGTTCCGCGTGAGGGTTCCGCACACTAGGCAAGGTATCGGGAAGCGCCTTGGCTTAGTGGAGTCTCTGCTGCTCACGTTGCTCTGTCACTGGGATGCTGTCTGCTGTCTCAGATTCCAGCGCTTCCATTAGTTCATTGATGAAGGATCGAATGGTTCCATTGTCTGGATTGCCTGAGATCTTCTCCGCTGTCTGCCTGATTTCGTTAAGGCTTGGCATTGTTCTTCTCCTTGTAGTCGTTGATGGCCGTAAGCGAGTAGAGGCTTCGTCTTCCTTCTCGCCTGGCTACTGTCAGTTTCTTTTGGAAGGTGAGCTGCCGTAGGTGATTGAGGTTCATGCCTAGGAGACTTGCGGCTTCCTGCGATGTCACATAGTCGGTTGCTGATTCCTCTACAGGTTCGCTCTGTTCCTCTGTCTCAGGCTCTGCTAGAGGTTCTGATGGCTGCTCTGCTTCCTCCGATGGTTCTGCGTGGAGTTTGCTTGGCGCATCTGTGTAGATGTTGTGCCCCGCTGGCTCATCGAATGGATCTACGATCTTGGGGATCTCGAATGGATCTACCACGGCGCGCTCGCTTCCTGCTTGGCTGCTGGCTTTGCTGGCTTGGGGATCACTCCGATTACCTCTGAAGTGATCTCATTAACGTGCATCGTTGTTCCGTCTTTGTCATACGTTGAAGTAGAGAAGCGGCCCTGAACGATGACGCGATCTCCCTTACGCAAGGTTTCTACTGCTGCTTCTCCGTCGCGATGCCAGGCTGAAATCCTGAACCAAGTTGTATCTCCATCGGTCCAGCCATCGCCTTCCTTCTTGCGAGGCGTGACAGCGACAGAGAAGCTCGCAACACTGATGCCTGTTTTCGTGATCTTCATCTCGGGATCTTTCCCAACGTGCCCGACAATTGTTATCTGAGGTTCCCCGGCCATTCGTTCCTCCTACGATATTTTGATTTGATCATTAGGTAATGCCAGAGCCTTAGGCTTCCCAACCGCTGCCCCGCTTATGGGCGCGGCTCTGGCATTACAGGAATAACCATACCCTCATTCGTTAACGTCGAAAACGTACCTCTGTAGTTCACTGGAGTCAGCGCCGGGTCTTCGCTCTGACTGACTAGCCATCCATTACGCAGCGCGTGCGCTCGCAGGCTTTCTATCCAAGCGTGGCATTCCTGACAGAGGTAGAGCGCATTAACGGGAGATCCTGTCTCGCTGCGTTTCGTTCCTCCCATTCCTCTAGGCCTGCGATGGTGGTACTGACCGGCAGGGGCAGAGGTTCCACAGATCTCGCAGTCTCCTTGCGAACGCTCATCAATGATTGCTTTCACTACCCGGCTGAACTTCATTCGTAACCGGCTTGCTTCAGGAGATGAGTCAGCATCCAGAGTGGCATCGTTGCATATTGCCCACCGGCATCAGTCACTCCATGCTTCTTGTGAATCACTGCCCCAAGAAGTCCCTCAGCGTTTGTAATCTCTCGGCAGAGTTCATCGATCCATCCGGGGAGGTTGTCGCGTCGATGGTTTTTGCACTCGAAAGTGAACGGAGAATCAAGCCTGCTAATTCCGTGAATGTCTCCCCGGTCATCAGTCCAGCCAGCGCGAGTGCGGTCAGCTCTGAAGCCGCATCCTCTGAGATAGTCAACAATGGTTCGCTCATATGCATCTCCTTTATCCTTGCTTGGATTCGGCATATCGCTC